ATCCGCCGCGCCCGTGGGGTTCGCGTACTGGATCATTGATCCCGGTTCCATTCTCAGAATCCCACCCCCTGCTATAACTTGGCGGTCTCCGCCCATGTCTCTATAAACTTTCGGTTGATACATTTCTGATTACCTCCATTTCTCCGTGGTTGCCCCGGTGAGGGCCGGAGAAGCCCCCACCGAGTAGCCATTTAAGGCCGGGTTAATTACGCCTCGTCGGGACTGATGAGCTGCGTCGCTTTGAGCAGATCGCCGTTAGCATCCGGCCCCATCTTGCCTTTGTAGCGGATCGCTGTCACACCTAGGAGTACGGCGTCTTGTGTCGCCGGTGTCACGGTGGCCTTAAGATATCGTTCCTGCGGTTTGTATACGTCCACGGCAATGGCAGACTGAGTAAGGGCCGCGTCCGCCGCCGTGACAGTATGCGCTGCCGTTCCTGCTACCGCCGCCATAGTTCCGCCTGCACTGTCGGTGTCCTGCAACACCTGAACGTTCAGGGTTCCATTTTCGATGATGGTTCCAAAACCAGCGATGAACAGACAACCATCATAACCCTGCATGTCGATTATGTCGGTCGTCTTGGCGACCTGTCCCGCTGCGAAATAACCAAGTATCTGGTCAATTTTTACGTTCTTCAAAAGGTTCATGTCCTTCTACCTCCTTAATTTTTTGGTAATGGCGGGGATTTTCACCCCTCCATGTTGGTGTTACGCCAAGGTTACGCGGGCGAAAGCCTCTTCCAGTACCGGCATCCCGTCGGACTCCATCCGGCTGATAAATCCAACCTGGTTCGTGGCCGCATACAGCTCATTGAGACGCTGAATTCTCATGCTCAACGCATCGGCTATCCAATAATTTGAAAAATCGCCGATGATTCCAACGTACAGGCCAGTCGTGAAGGTGTTCGGGCAGTACTCAGACATCTTGTAGGGCCGTCCGAGAATCATATCAGGCTGCCCGCCCTTGATATCAGGGTTCCAGATATACTGACCATCGCCGTCTTTCAGTTTACGGAGCATCTTTACCGCGTCACGATGGAATATCCACGTTGCCTTCGGATGATACTGTGCTTTCAGGCTATAGAGCGCATTCATAAGGCCGTCCGTGGTAAATGCTGTGGTAGTGTTGCCGGCGGAAACATCGCGCCCTGTGCTGATACCGAAGCCCGTAGTGGCCGCCGTGAAAACTCCCATCGGCTGGCCGGAGCCAGAACCAAGCAAATAAGCATATTCGGCCGTCACGCTGTTCTTGTAAGCCAGCCGACTGATCACGAGACTTTCAACGTCCATCGCAGAGACCCGGAGCAATTTTTCGGAAATCTTGATAAGTTTTGCCAAGGGGTGAGGGTTCAATTCCCTTTTCCCGAAGGCAAGAGAACTGTCTTCCGTTCCGGTCTTGATCTCTGCCGTCCACGCCGGGTCTGCAATGTCGGTATCCATCGACGGAGCGCCCAAGGACTCAGCTTTTGTCACGGGATAAACGGTTGCCATGCCACGGATAAAGACCTCGTTATCCATCGCCTGTATCAGCTTGAGGACAAACTGCTGAGGGGCAACCAGGAACCCGCCGTAAATGTCCGCATCTGCCTGTAATGCTCTCATCTCATCGACACCGACAGCTCCTATTCCGCGAGACAGGAAGGTGCTCCATGCCCTGTTTTGTACGTCACTGTTTGCCGGGAGGGTGATTTTCTGCCCCCTGTACTCCAGGGTGCGGACCTCGTCTTTCTTTGCCCCTTCCGGTTCCGGTTTAAAATCATCGGCGAGGCTCTTGACTTCCTTTTCCCGCATTTCCAGCGTCTTCTCTCGCTCGATATTACGGGTCAGTTTGTCAACCTCCTTGTCCATGTTCTCGTAATTGATGTTTTCGTCAGCCGACAGATCACGCTTCTCTTCTTCTGCTTTATCAAGCATCGCTCTCTGATCGGCCACGACCTTTGCCCGCTCCGCAAGGAGCTCTCTAATCTTTTCATTCATAGTTTAGTCCTCCATTTCCCTTTCTTTTATTTTTAGTCTTCTTCTGCGTATGCTCAGGCCGATCAGGGCTTCATCTGCCTTATTGCTTTCATTTTCTCCCCTGTACGCCTCTAACGACCTCAATCCGACCTCAGTGTCGGGATAAGCCGGAAAAGTTACCGGAGAAACATCAAAAAGACGTACTTTCATGAGGGTTCTAACCTCTTTTTCGTCCACAATTTCCCATCTATCCGAAACAGTCTGGAACCCAAAGGACATTTGATCAATATCGCCCCGATCAATCGACACCATAAGATCACGCGCCCACTGTGCATCGGGCGGCATAACGTCGATTTTCAGACCCCTTTGATCTTCGGAGAGGGTCAGGGTTCCGCTTTTATTTCTACCGAGTACATAATCAGAGTTATGATTTTTCAGGGCGCGGATATCGTCGGAGTTGATCGTTTCCGCAAATGCGCCAGGGTCAATCTTCTCCCTGAAATAGCCGAGATCCTCAGACAGGGAATTAAAGACTGCCGCGTACCCGGTGATATGCCGGAGACCGGCCTCATCGGTAATTGCCCGGAGCTCTTCGACCGGAAAATACCGGCGCTCAATCTCGTTTTCTTTCTTTTTCGGCATCGCGCACCTCCTTTCTTTTGGGTTTTTTATCCCGTTCGCCTCGTGTTTCGTATTGTGGCTTGATTGCTTTCTCATACTCAGGCTTCATTTTCTGCCCCCTGCGGTACGACATCGGCGCCCAGATCAGACAGGCCGATCATGTTCTTTTCTACGATGTATTCCTTGCCAAGATCGTCAGGTATCGGATTGAGGTTCTCCCAACCCCTGATTTCGTCGGCGTTCAGAATTCCGTTGCGTTTCCCCATGATATAAGCCGTCCACCGCTTCACCGAGTCGCCACGGAGCAAGGCCATCATGTCGAACTCAAAGAAATATTCGTCTTTTTCACTGTCCAGAAGGAGCACCCTGCTTATTTCCTCTTCCCAAAGTACAAACCAAGGCCGCATAGTGTGGGTGATAAAGCCGATATTCTGCTCTTCAATGCCAGATCCCCATGAGGTTGACTTCTCAACATCGGCCAGCATGTGAGGAGGGACATGAAACAGTCTGCATATTTCGTTGATCTGAAACTTGCGGGTCTCAAGGAATTGAGAATCTTTCGGGTCAATAACGATGCTTTTTGCTTCCATACCGTCCTCAAGAAGCATCATTCTGTGCGATTTCCCGAGTCCGCTATAGGTTTCACGCAGGGAGGCCTTCAGGTCAGATTTAACCTTCGGATCAATTTTTTTTGGGTGCTGTATAATCATTCCGGGATGTGTCCCGCTTCCGAAGTACCGCGCTCCAAATTCATCCGCCGCCATGCCAAGACCGATTGCTTCCCGTGCCAAGGCAATCGGGGAGTACCCCATCACACCATCATAGCCAAAGCCGGGGATATGGAGCATGTAACCAGACGGAACAACAAATTCAGCGCCGTTTTCCGGTGTGTACTTATATTCCAGCCTCCCAGCCTTTCTTTCGACGCGCACCCGGTCAGGTCTGAGCGGCCAGAGCGCTGAAGGGTATCCATTTCCGCCCCAATCTATGAACGAATAAGCATTACCCCATGACGCAAGGTGTCCTTGAAGCGTGGTGCGGTATCTCATAGCCGTCATTTCGGGGTTAGGCTGTCGCCTCATAAGCCGGAAAAGGGGGTGCTTTCGTGCTAATTCCTTGCCGCCTTCGGGTAATCGGCGGTACAAATACAGGGGGAGGCTCCCCACAGTACGAGAAAGAATGTCGATGCAGGAGTAAACAGCTACAAAGTTCATCGCCGATGCGGAAGTAACGCGGACTCCGGCGCTCGTTTCGATCCCACCGGAGAACCAGTCTACCAACCACTTTTCAGGGGTAGCGAGGTTTGAGCGTTTTTCAAGTGAGGACATTAGGCCCATTACTTACGCCCCCTTGCTGTAAAGCTGAGAAAGACAGGCCACAGAAGACCGAGGAGAAACAACAGGAGGCCGGAAACTGCAAACCCAAGCCACGGGCGCAATAGCCACAGGCCATAGCCAAAAGAATACAGGCCGCCATAGACAAGAATATCCCTGAACTCAAAGAACCCCCACAGCCCTTTGAGCAGAGACTTGATAAAGTTTCCTATTTTCTTAATGATTTTCACCATGTAGCCTCAACCTACTTTTTATGGGTACGCCTTTGGTGAGAGTATGGCATTGTTAAAGGTTTTGTTGTACGGACAAGGCAGGACAAAAGCGGACAAGATAAAAATATATCAAATTATTTTTGCTTGTTTGCGTAACTGCTTGATAATAGGGTGATTTATTTTCAAGGAAAAGTAAAATAATTGCAGTATTTCCTTGACAAACCGAACCGCTTGGGTTATATTGTAATCAACAAAGGGGAGGTAAGAGACAATGAAAAGAGAAATCACATGGACACTGAGCACGGGAAAAGAGGCCAAGGTAACAGTCGAGCTCATTACCAATGAGACCATCTGGGCGGACGGCGATACAGTCACCGTCAAGTGCTGCGAGATGGGGATTACCGCAGAGGTCGAGGGGATCGGATGCGTTGGTACTGGACGACCTGAGAAAGCTCAAACGGCAGCGGCCCGTATCGGTAGAGTCGGGATCACAAAAGAAAATCTCGACCGTATCAATGCCGCCATCGAGGAGATCGAAGCAACCCCGGAATGGCAAGAGAAAGAAGCACAAGCACAAAGGGCAGAAAAAGAAGGCCGCGAATATGAGGCGCACCGCGAAAAGATGCGCAAGGTGATGGGATACTAAAGAAAAAGTAATCAAAAAAAGGGAGGTAAGGAAAATGACAGAGTATATCATGTATGACCGAGGGAACGGATTTGCGGCGGACGGCGACGAGGTGGTGCTCAGGAGTGAGGACGGTAGCAGCGGAGAGATCAGACGGCTCATCAGCACGTCGACCATCCAGACCGACAGACCGCGCCACGGAAACTACGTCTACTGCCAGCTCTCCACAGAGAGCCGGGAATGGGAGGAGGACGAGGAGTGGGATGATTTCTACTGTGTATGGGAGGAGGACGAGGAGTGGGATTAAAAAAATCAAACAAGGAGAATTTAATAATGAAAAAATATCAGTTATTTTCAGAGTTTAACGACAAGGAGATATACGGGGACAGCTTGTCGGATGCGATACTGCATGCTAGGCTAAGGAGATGTGATACATGGGATAGAGATAATCAATGCGTCATCCGAGGGGAATCAATAATCATTGCGGCAGTAGTCGGCACCGAGGACACAACCAGCTCAACAAGGGGTGACTACAAATTTGAGCGGGTGGTGGTGGAATTAAGGGGGGGCGAAAGGATCAGTATCGATGCTCGACAGATCGACAATACCCATCTCGCAGCCGCAACCCTAGGTCACAAGGGCGGCTCAGTAAAGTCGGAGCGGAAGGCAAAATCGAGCCGGGAAAACGGCAAAAAGGGCGGAAGGCCGAGGAAGGAGAAAAAATGAAACGCAAATCACCCAAACGAACGATGAAAATCTCACCGCATCAGGCCGCATGGGGTTGTATTGGCGAATTGACAAAGAATTGCAGCATTGTTGGTGTAACGAAAGGTCAGTTCTCGCTCCTCGACCTGATAAAAGCTGTATCCAACCAAATTGGCCCGGCAGCGCTTACCGTTGCAACATGGTCAACCGGGATAAGAGATACTCAAAATCTTGGACTTTTGATAGACCAAGGCGCGTTTACGTCAGTTTCGCTCTGTCTCGACCGCTCTTTTTCTGGTCGGCAACCTCAATATGTCGAGGAGGTCATCAAAGTTTGGGGCGAAGAAAACATCAGGATGACACGGAGTCACGCAAAATTCTTTTTGCTGAGAAACGAGGATTGGAATATCTGCGTAAGATCCTCGATGAACCTTAACCGCAACCCGCGCCTTGAACAATTTGATCTTGATGATAGTATCGAACTTTGTGAATTTTTCGAGGGGATTATTGATGAGATTTTCGAGAAGATGCCGCCCGGTCTGACAAAAAGCACCCGGAAATGTGACCAGGTCTTCCCTTCTCTCCTGGGCGGTGGGCTTTCGGATCAATACCTCCCCAAAGACCTGGCGGCGATGAACCTTGACTTGAAGGATATTAAGATAGATTTTTAGACCGTAATCGCCACATATCAATATCACATTTCTTAATTATCGGGTGCCCGGCGGGGTCTTTCACCACAGGGAGGCCCCGCTTTTTGTGATATCGCATGGCGGTCTTCTCACTTACTTTGAGGTATAGGGCTATATCGCCCCATCTGGTTAGAGTGTCGGTCATTGTTCTCCTAATGATTTTAGTAGATTAGAATGCCATCCCTTTCAAAATATCCTCTTTGCTCAATCCCGCATAAGCCGATTCTTGTCTTCTTGCCTGAGGATTTTGAGCCATTAATGCTATGCAGTTAAAAACAGCCATTAGTGGGTCAATCTTCCCGGTCCCGCTGGCCTGTTTGGTAATGCTGATTGCATTCCCCCTCGGCTCCACCCTGGCATTACCTACACACCAATTCATCATGGCCTGTCCGCAGGGGATAAGGGTTTTCTCCGCAACCTTACGCTCCGTGGTCTTGATAGCTCCGTTCAATCGCCAACCTTGCGGGATTCCCACAATCCGATCATGTTCAATCGCCCCTTCTCCGGCCTCGTCGCCCTGTTCGATCTCGTCAACTATGGCACCGATCCCAGCCTGGTCAACCCCGATCCGGTCAAGCAAACCTGAGGCATCGCATTGCCTCACAATATCGCCAACCTCTTTTATATCCTGCCCGATCTCTTTGACTATAATCAGGTCCCCGTCACGCTCAAAGTCTCTGTACTTTGGGGCCTCTGATTTCCTGCGCTCAAGGGCAATCGGGTTGCACCATGCGCGAGTCCATAACAGCCAGTCACCATTTTCAGCATCACGACCCAGGACCGCCAACCCCAGAAGGTCATCAAGCCCGCCGCCATCAATCCCGATAACCACAACGTCAGATTTTTCAAGGATCAATTCAAGCGTGACCTTGCCCGCCGCAGCCTCCCAGAAGTCGGCACCCGCCCAGCGTTGAGATTTCAGGGCAAGGCCCATCTCCACGTTTAGGTGCTTCGCCAAAAAGCCCTGCATGGACACGTCACCGTCATTCTCAGCCTTCTTGAACTCGCGGGAGATGAACTTTACATCGACTGAAGCCCCTAAATTAGGGTTCGTCACATAGAAATACTTGGGGTTCAGGTGCTTTTTCGCCTTCAGGATGGCATCAGGGAACTCATAAATCACCGGAAGGAAACAGTTATCATCAATCTTTCCGTCACGAACGCCCCTGGCGTAGTCTAATTTCTGCTTGAAAACACCCGCCGGGGCCTCGTCAGATTGTGTGGACAGGTAGATGACAAAGCCTTCAGGACGTGAAGCAAGACCCCCGCAAGCCTCCCGGAGCATGTTTTCTGCTTTAGGACGCTTACCGAATAGCCACAGTTCGTCCACAAGGATACCTGTAGCCTTCTTCCCGCCGACAGTCTCACTATCTGCCGCAACCACCTTCAAAGTGGCCCCTGTGCCCCTGTGTGTGATCTGGCGGTAATGCTCCTGCACCAGCATGAGGTCGGATAGCTCTTCATCTGCCCGAACCATGTCACGCGCCGGGTAAAATGAATTATTGGCAATTTCTACAGTAGGTGCAAGGATGGTGTATTCTGCCGACTCCCTCCAGTTTCGTATCAGGGCGGTCAACATGATCCCCGCCGCCCCGGTTGACTTGGAATTTTTCTTGCTGATAAGAAGGAAAAACTCCTGTATGAGTCGTCGCCCGGCCTCGGCATCGTAAGCCCCAAAGATGGAACCGACAAAATCAAACAACCACGGACGGCCAGCATCGCCAAGTGTGGGATGGTTCAGCACATCGACAAGTTGTAGTTCCTTGAATACTGCAAGGGCGCTGTCTGCTTCCTGGGGAAATAGTGGGGGAAGTGAGATTAGGGAGTCACCCTTCATCACTTTGTCTTCCCAATCCCTGCATTGCGTGTTCCAGTTCATTTCTTAACCACCTTCAAACTCGGGGGAGCAGAGGGGGCAAACCTTCCACCACCCGCAGCTTTCGCACGGTCTTCCCGCT